GCGGAAACCTTTTTGAAATCACGTTTAGAGTTCAGTATAGAACTATAAAGGTAAAATCTTTGGACAGGTTTTAGACCATCTATCATGTTTGGAATAGCACGACTTTCGACAGTATACATCGCAAAGGATAGCCATTCATTTTTAGCAACCTTTGAAATTGGATAATCATTCATGTCGTTATCAACAGCAAATTCAAGTAAACTCATAGTGAACCTTTTTCAATTTATAGAACCATTCTATCACTTATTCTTATTAATGTCAACCATTTCTTGCACGGTACTTAGTGCCATATCAATTACATTCTGACTAATTTCCTTAAGGTCACCAGAATACATTCCAATAATGATATGGTCGTGAATTTTATCTTCGTTAATCTTTCCATTTTCTAAAGGAAGATGGAGCTTGCTTTGAATAATATCTAAGGCCAATGCTCCAGCTTTTCTTGCTTCGAAGAGTTCATGATCGGTCATAGCTGTTCCTTTCATTTGATAGTATTCTATCAAACTATTTTGAGTTGTCAACCGAAATATTTATCAAGCATCTCCAAAACGTCGTCATACTTTGCGATTTCAAGTATCTCTTGTTCGATCGCCTCAAACACGTCCGGATGGTCACCAATACCAGCTGGGTTATTAAGATATACTTCAACATTCATTTTGTGTTTATCAATATGACCACGGGCGTGTGATCGCATTGCGTTGATCATGTAGTCTTGATCTAATGCCATTTATTATTCTCCTTATTGAAACATGTAGTCTTTACGTAATTGACTTTCTTTTCCAAACATCATTTGGAAAATGCCAGCGTCATCAACCGTGACTGTGTCATAAACTGGCTTGTTAATAATGGTATCATACTCATCTTCAGTAAGAGAACCTAGACCTTTGATGTAACGATGCTTCCAACCATTATTATTGGCTTTAAAATCACGAGCTTCTTCGTATGTGTAGAACCACTTAATATCCTTACCTTTAGATGAAATCATGATAGGAGTACGAGTGATTTTAACTTTCTTTTCAAGAAGAAGTCGTGGCCAGAACTTATAGAAAAATGCTATAAGTAATGGACTAATATGACCAATACCATCGTGGTCAGCATCGGTCAATGTTGCAATATGTTCATATGTCATATCATCAACTGAGTTTGGATTTGTAATATCTAATCCAAGAACTGAGATCAATTCTGAGAGCTCTTTGTTCTTAAGAACATCAGCAGGTTTCATATCCCATGTGTTCATAATCACACCACGAAGAGGATAAGCACCCACCTTATTTGGATCACGTACTTTGAGAAGGAAGCCCATAGCTGAGTCACCCTCAACTATTTTAAGTGTAGCATCATCTTTATTAGCAGCGATGTGTTTAGCTACCTTAACCTTGCGCAATTTCTTTTGAGCCATTGTTGCAGCTCTTTTGTCTGCAGCAATTTTCTTTGCGAGTTGAGCCTCAATAATCGGATCAATAATCTCAGGTGTGTTGAGGATTTTACGAGCAAAAAAGTCAGCTTCACGGATACCAGCCTTAACAGCATGATCACGAACATTTGTCATTGGATTCGTTAAACGTTCTTTTGTTTGGCTGTCAAATTTTGGATTTGTGAAGTTCTTAGCAAACATAACAAACGTAAGACCATTTTTGATAGTTGACTTAACAACTTCAATTTTGTGTTTACGCTTGATCATGGTTACCAATTCATCAACAATACCATTTACGATAAAGTCGACATATGAACCACCTTGACGAGTATTCACACCGTTAACAAATGAGTTAGTGCGGAATCCATCTTCTGACGTAGTAATAAAGAACGACAAATCTTCGGTTTTTTCAATGATTGCTTCTTCACCGAACAACTCAGAGTACTTTTTCAAATTGTTTACTTTGATACGGCGTTTATTGAATGAGAATGAGATCTCAGGAAAAGCCATTTGAAGGCTCATCAATCGATCTTCAACTAAAGCAACTGTATCAAGTTCTTGGAGACTGTCGACTTCAAACAACTCAAAATCAGGAGTAAACCAAACTTCAGTACCATTGCCATCTTTTGGCGTGTTCTTTTCACGAACATCCTCAGCACCATTCTTGCATTCAACAGTAAGCATATTACCATTGGACCATGTCTTACCGACGAATTTAGATGATAAAAAGTTAGTAGCAGCTGAACCAACACCATTGGTACCAATTGTTACACGGTTATCATCAAAGCTTGTACCTGCATTGACTCGAGACCAAGCTGCAGTTGCACGAGCAATTTTACTGTTAGTGGTTTCATCATAGACAAGTTCTTGAGGAATACCACGACCATTGTCGGTAATGGTTACCTTATTATTATCTATAGAAACATTAATTTTGTTCGCATACTGAAAGTTAGTCCGAATAGCTTCATCAATAGAGTTATCAAGGATTTCATCAATCATCTTAGAAAGAGCAGGAACGTACTGAGCAGTTTTCCACTGACCCATAACAAAACGTTCAACTTCTTCCTTAGCGCTTGAGCCCATGTACATACCAATACGTTCTCTAACGTGTTGGCGGGCTGTTAGAATTTTAAATTGTTCAGTCAAAATTTTTCTCCATTTGAGAACATCATGTGGCTATTCTACACTAAAGATTTGCGATTGTCAACTACATATTTCCTATCCAGTGAGTGCAATCGTCGCAAGGATCATCGAACATATAACATCGATAATCATCTGCCATGAGCTTTACCTCTCGGTATTGTTGTTCATTATTTATAAATACTATCATACCTTTCAAGAAATGTCAATAGGAAATTTGAAATGATTACAAATTATTTGTCACCAGTATCGTTTAAGGTAGTTATCGATAGGCTACCAAACGTAGAGTTCTTTACTCAACGTGTTAATATACCTGGTTTGAGCATGGGAGCACCACAACAGGTTTCACCATTACATAATATCTATAGAACACCAGATCGTATAGAGTACGCTGAACTAGATCTAAGCTTCATCGTAGACGAGCAGATGAATAATTATAATGAGATCTTGTCTTGGATGGAAGGTATGGGAACTCCCGAATCTTCAGATCAAAGGCTCAATCTCGATAAGAGCAAATACGGTGCAGTGTCTGATATTTCTATTGTGATTGAGAATAGCAATAGGAAGCCTCATCTTAAATTCACCTTCACAGAAGCATTTCCTCTATCATTAAGTGGCATCTCTTTAGATGTCACTGGAACTGATATCATATACCCAGAATGCAGCGTCACTATGCGCTATACGAACATGAGGTTCGAAAAAAACAGTTGACATTCTATCAAAGTGTGATAGTATAATAATGTAACAACTGTGCAAAGGGCATGTGATGAGTACTGATGACATTAGTGAGATGTGGTCTAAAGACTGTAAGATCGACGAGTCTAACTTAGCAGGCGAGTCCAAAAGAATTCCAGAACTTCACAACAAATATTATACCTTATATTATAAGGAAGCTTTGAAAGTAAAGAAGCTTCGCTATGACTATAAGGAACTTGAGCTTGCGAAACGCGAGTGGTTGGATGGTTCAATGGCCGAAGAAGATCTTCGTGAGCGAGGATGGAAGCCTTTTCAGAAAAAAGTAATCCGGCAGGATGTTGATAAATACTTGCAAGCAGATAGAGATATTATTAACCTGAGTTTAAAGATTGATTATCATTCTACTCGGGCTAACTTCCTTGAAGATATCATTAAAACAATACACAGTAGAAATTTCATCGTGAAAAACATGATTGATATTTTGAAGTTCCAACACGGGGAATACTAAATTATGGATGTGGTCAGCGTTGAAATTATAAATGCAGTTTACCTTAAAGTAAACGCTGACTCTGGCATACGCATGGAACTTGAAGATTATTTCAAGTTTCAACCTTCTGGCTATCAATTTAATCCAAGTTATAAGAACAGAGTTTGGGATGGCTGGATCAGATTATTCCAAGCAATGCGTCCAAAATTGTACGTAGGTCTATTTTCAAAATTAAGAAAATTTTGTGAAGATCGTGGTTATGAGCTTAAAGCGCCTGATCATTTGTACATAGCAGAGGAGATTCCTGATGATTATGGCTATCAAATTGCTGAAGAAATCAATTGCAAATTTAAACCACGCGATTACCAAAATCAATACGTTGTTGATGCAATCAGGGATTCAAGATCACTCTCCTTGTCTCCTACATCTTCTGGCAAATCGTTAATCATTTATCTAATTACTGAGCATTATCGTAGAACATACGATCATAGAACACTTATTATTGTTCCAACGATCTCTCTGGTGCACCAGATGGCTGGTGACTTTATAGACTATGGGTGTGATGAAGATCTGATCTATAAAATTCAAGGTGGTATTGATAAAAACACAGATGCTCCTATTGTTATTTCTACATGGCAATCATTAATTAAACTTCCAAAAGATTGGTTTGGCCAGTTCAATGTAGTACTTGGAGATGAAGCACATAACTTCCAAGCTAAATCACTTCAGAAAATTATGGAAGGATTAGATCAATGTTACTATCGACATGGCTTTACTGGTACTTTAAAATCAGAAGAAAGCAAGACTCATAGGCTTGTATTAGAAGGATGTTTTGGTGCTGTTCGTAGACACGTATCTACAAAAGATCTTATAGATCAAGGAACAGTAGCAGATTTCAATGTAAAAGCAATTGTTCTGTCTCATTCTGAGGAAGTTCGTAAAGGATTCCATAAGGCATTCAAGACGATCAAGGAATCTAGTAAGCGCTATCCTGCTGAACGAGAGTTTATTGTAAACAATCACAAAAGAAACATTTTCATTAGAAATTTGCTTTGGTCTCTTGAAGGTCAAAACAATTTGATTTTATTTGATCTTGTTGAGAAACATGGTAAGATCTTAGAACCCTTGCTTCGCAAGGACGATCGTCAACTTCATTTTATATATGGAGCAACTAAGGGAGAAGAACGTGAACGAATTCGCCATCTGGTCGAAAATGATCCAATCAAACAGCATGATATACTTGCATCTTATGGAGTGTTTTCAACGGGTGTGAACTTGAAGAAACTTGATAACGTAATCTTTGCTTCTGGTTCTAAGTCTGAAATCAAAGTACTTCAATCTATTGGACGAGCTCTTCGTAAGGGTAATGATGCCGACAAGGCAACTCTATATGACATTACTGACGACCTGTCGGTCGGGAGTTTCACTAACTACACATTGACTCATTTTAGGAAAAGAGTAGAGATCTATGGTCGGGAAGAATTCCCATTCCGTGTCTACACAGTTGAAATCTAATATTATTTTCTTCCTCATAAATGAGATTATACCAGGCCCGAGAGAAATGTCAACAACTTTTTTCAGCTGTACTCAAAAAAATTAACAGTTGACATTTCATGAGTTTGTAGTATATTAATATAGAACACACTATAAGGAGGTAACACAATGGCAAAACGCAAGACACGCAACTATGTCAACAATGCCGACCTTCTTGAAGCGCTGATTGCATACCAAAAAGATTGTAGAGAAGCAGAGGACGCAGGCGAAGATAGACCCCGCGTACCCGACTACATTGGTACATGTATATTTCAGATTGCAACAAGGCTGGCAACTAAACCGAACTTTTCAGGATATTCCTATAAAGAAGATATGATTTCAGATGGTATTGAAAACTGTCTGTTATACATTAACAATTTTAATCCAGAAAAATCTCAAAATCCATTTGCATATTTTACTCAAATTATTTGGTACGCATTCCTACGTCGTATTCAAAAAGAGAAAAAGCAAATGTATATTCGATTTAAGTCTTCTCAACAAATGATTGCAGCAGGTGAAACTTACACCGGAGAAGATCTTAATCTTCAGTTGAATACTACAGCTGACTACATGAACGATTTTGTTAAAGATTTTGAAGATAAATTACAACGTGATAAAGAAAAGAAAAAATGAGTGGACAACGCCGCTTTTTAAAATGGTGGGCAAGAACTGTTGGTATGCCAATCGGAATTACTGATGATGATAAACCAGAGTTCCTGCCTATTCCTCAACGAGATGTTGTAAGAGCTTTATGGTTTAGAACATTTTGGATCGTATTACATGTATTAACTTGTTTTATGATTATCACCGGCAATGGCCGAACATTAGGATTCTGGTAAATGAAAATAGCAATTGTAACTGATATGCATATTGGAGTACGTGGCGACTCTAAGGTGTTTGCAGA